CATGAGGAATTAGACAAACCAAGTTGCTTGTCGAGATCAAATTCTTCCTTAACATAAGGCAGGAAGCGATCTTCAGGCAATTCCAATGCCTTTTCAAGTTTTCCAACTTTAAGGAATCTTTTACAATGAGGAAAATGACGAATCTTTTTCCAGGTTGTTTTGAACTCTTTAAGAGAAAGAAAAATATTCTTAGTCTCAACTTCACCATAGAAGTCTTTAGTATTCATAGGAAATCCGTTAGGATGGTAGAAAAGTTTTTCTTCTCCAAACTTACGTTGTTTCCCATATTTTCGGTGCAACATTACGAGATAAACTTGTTTATCTATTTTATGTTGGGTACCAAAATTGAAACCTAGACCTCCATGTGATCTTGGGACTGTGAGTGATTGAGGTGTCTTCTTAAGTTTTTGGATAACTCCCTTTGTGAGGAGTATCTTACTCTTATTAAAACATCTCATTGCGTCACCAATAGAATATATATTTGATTCAGACTTTAATAAATTAAAGTTTAAATAAGGAACATGTTTATTTGCAACAATAAGTTGCGAATTTACAGTACCAAATTGATCTGAAACAAAATTTTTCCCTTTTGATTTTTCAAAACCAACTAATTTATGGTTAGTCTCCCATTGTTCAAGTGTTTCTCTATCTGTGATGGCTAAAAAGTCATCTCCATTTATGAGAAAATTCTTGAACTGCGATCTCTTTGCTACATAATAATTAATTAAGCATAAGATCGGAAATGAGAGTCGCCAACCCATTAGTTGACCTCGATTTGTTTCGACTTCTTCATCATCGTAAATCACATACGATTCAAGACCAGACCTAGCATAAGCTTTTGTCTGTTCATGATCTATTTGTGATAAGATGCCTTCAAGTAAAGAACTTGAAGCATTACGGTAAATACAGTCTGTAGAAGCTGTGTAATCCCCGCTAAGGTAAGTACCTTCTGGCCAATCTTTGATTAAGCCAGTTAGGTCTTTCCCTTTTGTCAAACCGAATACATTTGGTTCGAATTCATGAAGACCTTTTAATAAGGCCTTCTGAAAACTCTCCATACAAGCATGTGATGCTGGTCCTTTTGTAATAACTCGAACCTTTAAAGGTTCTTTTAATGCAATTGGTTTACATACATACTTTTCGGGACGTTGCGGAAACCCAAAACTCCTATTAGGCTCTTTACATTTCATTGATGCCTCTAATCCATCTCCACCACTCCATATTTGTGTCCATTGTGAATGATCTAAATAGTGTTGTAAACACATTTTTGATAATTCATATGGATTCATATGAATAGGTGTTGTTCGAAGAGGACGTGTATCAACCACATGAAAGCCATGATACCTTTGTCTATCTCGACTATCAAAGTGTAAATGTAGATGAAATCTACGTTTAAGGGCTTCTAAACAATAATATGTTTTAGAAGGTCCACCACCTTGAAAGAAGTCTAGACTGTGAGGATCATGGTTCGTATTTAAAATGATAATTTTACTCTGAAAAAGAGTTCCTTTATCTCTTAAATCCGCCATTGGTAATACATATTGGTTACAGGATACTAGTGTTATAAGTTCTATAAGATCTTTTCCATCAGTATTCTGTCCAAAATCATCAATAATCGTAAAGGGCTGACCATTATAACCATCCCAGTGTTGTGTATTCTGTGTTCTTGTATATACATCGTGTGGTAGACCGAGTTCTTTAGCTAGGAACTCAGTAATGTCCTGGTTGAGAAAACTCTTCCCAACACCAGGTCGTCCACTGATTAATATACAGAACGGTTCTACTCTATAATTCTCACGTTTCTTAAGATAGGACTTTGTCCCACCTTCTTTACGTGAAGATTCCATAGTAGCACCTCGTCCTCCATCATAAAGGACGTACGGATTATAAAGTTTCTTGACAATTTTGCCAAAATGTTGTCCGAGATCGAATAAATCTTTCTCTACATCAGGAGGACAACTTCCCCCTGAAGTCAACATCTTCTTATGTTTAATAAGAGATTCTTTGACATTTTTATCTGAAACTTCATGACACAACCGCTTGATTTGGTTAACAGACCATATGAACTTGAGCCTTCGAGAATTACTGTTTCTTCCATATCTCTCACGAGTTTTATCTTGGATATATCCATGATATTTCGTAGGAAATAACGGAAAGTAATACTCTACTTTTTCAGGTAGTTCTTGTCTCAGCTTGCGAGCAACAAAGTATGTTATACTATGTTTGATCGCTGGCACGACATGAACCTCCTCTAAACTCTCAAGTTTACCTTTGTAATAGGCAAAGAGATGGTCGCGAGTTGCTAAACGACAGCCAACTTCTTTCAGTAGATTGAAGATGACATCAGCAAGCTTCTCGGCATGTCTCTCGTGAAAATTCACTTGAGGCTTGCGCCTCACGGCATTTATATTCACGCCACCCGGCGAAGTCCTCAACTTCGCGATGGCGTTGGTATTAATGTTTGCGGTTCTGGGGTCCTGATACGTAAGTA